CCGCTTGACAGCGACCGGTAGCAGATACGAGAGTGGACCGGGCAGGGCCGGGCGGGCCACAACTGAATACCTTCGGACCCAGGTTAAAGGACTAGCGGTTCCGGAATCAGGCTGGCGCCTGAAGCTGTCACCCGCCCGGCCGCCGTACACGGACGGCTGGAGAACACCCGCATGATCGCACTACCGGCCTTGGCCGAGCCTGCCCTGGAACTGAAGCAGGTCCTCGAATCCGGTGCCCTGCTCACCCCCTGGGCCCGGGACCGGTGCGGGCAGGAGGTCATCGCCGACATCGACCGGATCAACCCGCCCTGCCTGTTCCGCGAGGAAGCTCAGACGCTGGGCGTGGACGAGGGCGAGACCTGGGCCGCGCTCCGCCGCACCGGCCGGCTCCTCCAGGCGGACGGGACCGTTATCGGCCGCATCACGTCGGTCGTGGCGCTGGCCCGGATCAGCACCGAGACCTGCCGGATCCTCCAGACCACCCGGACCCCGCTCGGCATCGCCCTGGGCCCGGACGCCGGGTCAGACGTCCTGTGGTGCTCCATGGGGATCTGCGAGTTCGCCGTCGCCTGCGGCCGGGTCATCACCGGCAAGGGCAGGCCCGTCGCCCTCACCACCGACTGGGTGCTGTGGTCCTGGCTCGGGCAGCAGGCGGTCAGCGGCGGCGTCCACCGCGACGGTGACCTCAGCAAGGTCCAGGCGGGCTAGCAGGGCCTTCAGCTCCTCGCGGGTCATGCTGCCGCTTCGGCTTCCCGCCAGGCCGCCAGCTGGTCCATCACCCACGCGGCCATGTACCAGGGGATCGACTCGGCAACGTCCTCCCGCTTGCGCATCCATCCTGCCTCCATCACTCGCTGCACCGGTTCCCTCAGCTCGTGCCCGGATACCGACACGAACGTGCGCTTCCCGGCCCGCTGGTCCTGGCCCCAGTGCCCGGCCTTGGACGCCGGGAACGGGTGGGGCCACCCGCACTCAGGGTCTATCCTGGTACCGGGTGATGGAAAGGCCGGCGGCCTGGGCGGTGTCAGCGCAAGCCCGCCGCCGGCCTCCAGCAGCCGGTGCCGGTACGTCTCCCGGCCCCACATCCACATGCACACGCAGACCGGGTTCTTCATCCAGGGCCGCGCGCCGGACACGTTCTCGATCACGTACAGGCCGCCCCACGCATCGAGCAGCGGCCGGGACGGGGTGATCAGGTCCGGGTACCTCTCCCGCAGCTCGGGCCGGCACCGGCACATCCGGCTGAAATGCTGGCAGGGCGGGCTCACCCAGGCGAACGTGATCCGCCGCAGGAACGTCGTGTCCGCGAGGACATCGGTGATGCTCGCATGGACAAATTCAGCCGCGCCGGAGCGCAGGTAGTCATCGCGCAGCTTCGCGTTCGTGTCGACGCCGATGACGTAGTGGCCGGCCTTGGACATGCCACGGGCCGCTCCGCCCGCTCCGCAGCACAGGTCGGCGATGACCTCGGGTTCAGCCAGGCCCCGGGATCGGGTGTCGTACCAGGCGTTCATGCAGCCACCGCACAGGTGACCGAACGGCAGCTCCAGGTACTCCCCGCAGGTCCAGCAGTAGCCATCAGCCATTCTCCTGGTCAGCCGGGTAGTAGTCCCGGATGTTGCAGATCGGCAGGTGGTGTTCGGCGAGGATCATGCTGCCGATCCCGGTCCGCTGGTGGATGTGCAGGACGCCGTTGGACAAGCTGGTCTCGGCGTTGTCGTACACCTCCACCCGGTCATCCATCCAGAGCACGGCTATCGGGCGGGGGTTCCCCATGATGACTCTCCTGGCAGTGGTGAGTTAAAGGGCTCATAGAGTATTACGCGGTACGACCTATACTAAATTCCATGGCTGAGTGCGAGCACCTGATCGAACGGCGGGACTGCGCTGACTGCCGTCCGGGACCCGGCGTCCCGGCGGCGGTCCCGGCGCTGTACGGCCCGTGGTTCATCGCTGGTTACGACGGTACGTGCGCCCTGTGCTCGGATGACTTCTACGAGGGCGACGAGATCCGCTCAGACGGCGGAGGCGGCTGGCTGGCCCGCTGCTGCGGCGGCGACGACGTGATGATCACCCGGAAGCCCCGGCCGGCCCCGTCGCCGGACCCGGGGGGCACCCTGCTGGAGCAGTTCGCCGCCGGCACGCTCGATTTCGGGAAGGGGTACCGGCCGTGAACTACGTCAGGGCCGTGTACGGCCACATCATCACGACGGTCCTGTACCTGGCCGGCCGGATCAGCGAGGCCGAATACTGGAAGCGGCTGAACCGGGACCGGGCCCGGATCGGCCGCGAACCCGCAGGAGGGAGGCACTCGCGATGACCAGGCAGCACTGCCCCGGCTGCGAGGGCTACACCCGGCACGGCAACGTCTCCTGCATGGGCGTGACGGCGGCGGCCGGGGACTTCATCGTCCCGGACATCGTGCCCCCGCTCGGGCTCTGGGACCGGATCCGGGTCCTTTTCGGCCGCCCGGTCCTGATGGGCGTCACCGCCGGCCCGGTGTCCGAGCCGCTGACCCTGCCGCTCGGCTGGGCCGATGAGTGGCCCGGTGAAGGCAACGGCTTCAAGAGCTGACTAGCCTGGGGTCATGCCCCGCAAGCAGCAGCCGGACGTGCAGCCGTCCGCGATGGACATGCTCGATCCGGCCCCGGCGCAGCGGGACGGCCCGGCTGAGGCGCCGCCGCGCCGGCCGAGGCGGACGATCGGCCCGGTGGAACGCGGGGTCCGGCATGACCTGAAAGGCCTCCCGGACGACCTGCGCAAGGGCGGCATCGCGGCCGGCGTCATCCAGCTCGCCATCATGATGGACCTGCACGTCCTGGACCCCCGCAACCAGTCCGGCCACGCCCGGGAGATCCGGCAGGCGATCACCACCCTGAAGGAAATGTCGCCCGGGAACCAGAAGGGCGACCAGACCGACGACCTCCGGGCCCGCCGCGAGCAGCGGCTGTCCGGGACCGGATGATGGAGGTCCAGGTAACCGAGCAGGGCGGGCAGGCCTTCCTCGAACTCCGGGAGCCGCCCGCGCTGTACCGGTTCAGCGTGACCAGCCACGGCCTGAGGGACCTGGAATTCGTCCTGGCCCAGCACCGGGCGATGAGCCGGCACTGCCCGGAGACCCGGGACGAGCACTCCTGCGCGAACCCGCCCGGCCATGGCGGCACGCATCTCTGCCGCGCCTGCGACGTGCAGTGGCAGGTCCTGTAATACCGTAAGAGGATCACCCCGAGGCCGGGCATGCCGGAGCCGGGACGGCGGAAAGCCGCGAGGAAGGTCCCGGACCCGGCATGACCCAGCTTGTCGTCGTACCCGACGTGTGGACGCCGGACGGCCGCGTGCTCCGGGGCGCCGAGACCGTAGGCTCGCAGGTTCCCCGGTTCTGGACCGCTCCGCCCCGGCACCGGGCCAAGGACCCGGCCTGCAAGGCCTGCGACAACCCGGGCTACGCCTGCGGCTGCGGCGACTACCAGTCCGCCGACCTGCTCGAATGGGCCAGGGCGTACGAATACGACCTGGACCCGTGGCAGGACTGGTGGCTCACCGAATTGTGCGGCACCAGGCCGGACGGCAGCTGGTCGGCATTCGAGGGAATGCTTATCGTTTCAAGGCAGAATGGAAAAAACCAGTGCCTTGAAGTGCGGGAACTCGGCGGCCTGTTCATCCTCGGCGAGCGGATGCTCATCCACACTGCCCACGAGTTCAAGGCGGCGGCCGAACATTTCCGCCGGGTCCGGGATGTGGTCACGAATTTCGATGACCTGCGCCGCCGGGTCAAGTCCGTCACCACGTCCCACGGCGATGAGGCGATCGAACTCAGGCCCGCCCCGACCCTGATCTTCGGCCCGAACGGCACCCGGATCCGCCGCACCGTCGCGTCCCGGCTCCGGTTCCTGGCCCGGTCACGCGGCTCCGGCCGGTCGTTCACCGCCGACTTCCTCGCCTACGACGAGGCCATGATCCTGTCCGATGAGGTGGTCGGCGCCTCCCTCCCCACCATGTCGGCCGTGGCCAACCCGCAGATGGTGTACACCGCCAGCGCGGGCTACCAGGACTCGGTGCACCTGGGCTCGGTCCGCCGCCGGGTGATCCGCAAGGACCCCACCCTGATGGGCGCCGAATGGTCGATCAGCCCGCACAACGACCTGTGCCACCGCGACGAGGTGAACGGCCGCAAGACCAACCGGTACATCATCTGCCCGAGGCACGACGACCGGGACAGCCCGCTCTCCTGGGCAAAGGCCAACCCCGCGTACGGCCTCCGGATCGCCGGGTCGCACATCGCCCAGGAGATGGCCGCCATGTCGATGACGACCTTCGACCGGGAAAGGCTCGGCGTCGGCGACTGGCCGTCCGAGGACGCCGCCTGGGCCGTGGTGTCGGAGGAGCAGTGGCAGGCCTGCTCGATGCCCGACCCCGGCGGCGCCACCCGCCCGGTCACCTTCGCGTTCGACATCGACCCGGACATGATCTCCGCCACCATCTCGGCGTGCTGGGAACGGCCCGGCGACGGCACCTACCCGTCCCGGCCGGTGGTGGAGACGCCGCGCGGCTGCTCCCGGGAAGGCACCGCCTGGGTCATCCCGAAGCTGGCCGAGCTGAAGCGCAAATGGCACCCGGCCGCGATCATCGCGCCGAAGAACGGGCCGGCCGCCGGGCTGGTGGACGAGGCGGTCAACGCGGGCCTGGACATCACCTGGGCCAGCTCCGCCGACGAGGCCGCCGCGTTCAGCCTGATCGTCACCTCGGTCCGCAAGGGCCGCAACGGCGGGCTCATCCACCTCGGCCGCGAGCACGCCCCGGGCCTGTGGGCGTCGGTGGCCTCGGCGGAGACCCGCGATGTCGGCGACGGCGGGAAGGCCTGGTGCCGCCGCGACTCCGACTCCGACATCACCCCCATCACCACCGCCACGCTGGCGCTGTGGGCGCTGAACAAGCGGCGCCGGAACTACGACCCGGTGAAATCGGTGGCCAGCCCCGGGCGGCAGACCGCGAACTGGATGGCCGGGGCGTAGCATGTCTCCCGGTGGATGGCTTCCGTGCTCGGCACGCACGTGAGGCGCCGAGGCCGGGAGATCCGGCGGGAGCGCGCAAACCGCGAGGTAGTGACTAGCGAAGCGGATGCGACCCGGGGCCACGCCCGGCGAGCTGCCCGTGAGCAGAGCGGATTCCGGGTTCGACTCCCGGGGGTCATCCCGGGGCCGGCAGCCACGATACGCTGGAGGCTCGGTCGGCCGGCCTCTCGCGAAGGCAGCAAACGTCCTCCCGGCACCCGCAGCACCAGGCCGCAGCTCCCGCAAGGTGGGCGGCCTCCTCGGGCGGGATATGCCGGGAGGGCGGACCCGTGTTGTACACTGGTACTCGTAAGCCCCCGGATACGGCTCTCGGCCGCCAGGCGCCTGGTGACCTGATTCCCGCCGGGGGCACCGCTATGTCATAGGTCGCTGCGGCCCGGTTACCCCACGGTCTATCCTCAGGTTCGTGATCATCCGCCTCGCCTGGGGGGTTCCGTGACGCCGCATGCTCACATCGTCCTGGCCGCCGCCGTCGCGCACCCGCACGTAGTCCGGGCCGTGATCGCCGTGCACGTGCACGTGATCCGCGCCGCCGCGCGGGTCATCCGCACGCTCGTCTCGGCGGTCCTGGCCCGCAGGCCGAAGATCTCCGTCGTCACCCCCACCTGGCGCCGTCACAGGCTGCTGCTGGACCGGTGCATACCATCCATCCAGGCTCAGGACTACGACGGCGAGATCGAGCACGTCATCGTCAGCGACGGCCCGGACCCGGCCCTGGAGGACGTGCCCGGCGTGGTGTTCCTGGACGAGCACCGCGAGCAGCTGAACCGGGGCATCTGGGCCCGGCTGGCCGGCACCCGGCTGGCCACCGGGGACCTGATCGCCTACCTGGATGACGACAACGCCTGGCGGCCCGGCCACCTGCGGCTGCTGGCCGGCGCGATCGAGCGCGAGGACGTGTCGTTCGCCTACGGCAAGGCGCTGTGCCAGGACAGCCACGCCGCCAGGGCCTGGGTCATCGGCTGCTGCCAGCCCGTGTTCAGCCAGATCGACACGTCGATGATCGTGCACCGGGCCGGGCTGCTGGAGACCGCGACCTGGGAGCCGTCCGGCCGCCCCGCCGACTGGCACCTGGTGGACCGGTGGCTGCGCGCGGGCGTCACCTGGGCCTGGGTCCCGGAGATCACCCTGGACTATTACGCTCGCAGCGACCCGGGCCTGGCAGCCATCTGAGCCCCGGCGGTCTATCCTCGGATCCATGACCACTGCCGACCTCCCCGTGGCCGGGCTGCGCAAGAGATCCTCCGAGATCCGGCCCGGCCGCACGCTGGGCACCGCCATCGCCTGGGTCCTCGTCGTCATCGGCTGGATCACCGGCGCCTTCTGGCGGGGGCTGGTGTTCCTGGCCCTCGTCCTGTGGCACAAGGTCCTGGTCTTCGGCGTCCTGTCGCTCCGGTACGGGTACTGGCGCGGCCTCGGCCTGACCGATGAGCAGATCGAGGCTACGGTAAAGGCCAGGGCAGCAGCCAGGGCCGGGGGCGAGGCGACGTGAGCGCCGTGTACCGCCAGAATCTCCCGGGCTGGCTGCTGTACGCCGGGCCGGGTCCGAAAGAGGCGACGATCGTGACCGGCGATGTGTTCCAGTTCAGCATCGAGGGCCGCTATTCGAGGTGGGGCGGGGGTGAGGTCGAAGCCCGGTTCATCCTCCCGGCACCCGTCTTCACTCAGGGGCGGACGCTGGCGGCGATGCTCTGGGACGCGCTGCTGACCTGGCCGCGTCCGGGGCTGGGCCGGGAATGGCCGCCGGAGCTGCACGCCATGGCCGGGCTGGCCCGCAAGCACCCGCACGAGTACCAGGCCCTGCTCTGCGAGGGCAGGCAGAAGGCGGGCGTCGCGCCGCTGGAGGTCATCCCGGACGGCTGGCTGAACACGCCGTAGCGAACAGGAATACGGTTCTTAACCCTGGTTAACGGCTCTGGCGTGCCATACCGCGCTGACGTGGCGTAACCTGTGTGGTAATCACTGCCCACGGCCGGAACGGAGCTGGGCGCCCGTCCCGAGCCGAGGAGTCCCGGCCCCGTGGGGCTGATCGAGCGCATCCAAGACGTATCTGGCTCAGGTGCGCTCTTTTTTGCGCTGCCGGGTCTTGCCGCTCAGGGCTCTCGACACGGTATGCCGGTTCAGGTTCATCTGCCGGCCGATGGCGATCAGGGTCATCCCCGAGGCGTGCAAGCGCTTGATCTCGGCGACGGTTTCCGGGATCAGCTTGAAGTTCCGGCTGTTCATCTGCTGTTCATGCGGGGTGGCCCACTCGCAGTTCCACTTGGCGTAAGGACCGTTGTTGTCCTTCCGGTTCAGCGTCATGCCCGGCGGTCGTTCGCCCATGTCGGCCAGGAAGTTCGTGAAGTCCAGCCAGGGCGGGTCGATGGTAATGCCACGGCCGCCCCAGTCCGGGTAGCGCGGATCTTCTGGCTTGGTGCAACGCCGGATCATGTTGCGCCAGCTCCCGTAGGACGGGGAGCTAGCTCTCCAAGTAGCCGGATCAGCCGTTTTAGCGCGGGTCTTGGCATTCCTGTGTACCGGAACACGGGCAGCCTTGGGCCTAGCCGAGTTGGCGGCAGATGTCCGCTCACGATGCAAGCAGCCGCAGCTCTGGGTCATCCCCGAGCGCAGCGCGCCACTTCCTACCGACGTCATCGTGCCGCAACCGCCGAGTTCAATCGCGCACCAGCACAGCCATTTAACGTGCGGGCCAGGTGCATCCCAGTCGCGCATGAGCACGCGAAGCCGCCCGAAACACTGGCCTGTCAGATCTGGCGTCCCTCTTCCCATCCTTCCATTCTAGCAATAGGGAGGAGGTGAGTTATCCAGTGGGTCTCATAGAACGCATCCAGGCTAGCCGATCTGAGCAGCGCGTTATAGGAGGTGTCCCCTGGCGATTACCGCCCGTGGGATAGTCCTTTCTGGAAGTTTTTAGCCAGGGCGGCCCGGTCCACCCGTCCCGGTCGATGTACGGCCAGGACGAGGCCCTCGGCCTGCCCGCGCTCTACTCCGGCGCCCGGCTGCTGGCCGACTCGGTGTCCGCGCTGCCGCTGAAGATCTACGCCCGCAACGGCCCGGACGGACACGCGGTCCGCTGGCACGGGCCCACCCTGTTCGACCACCCGTCCGTGGACGGCACCCTGTTCGACTGGCTGTTCACGATGATGACCAGCCTGGTCCTCCAGGGCAACGCCTGGGGGTTCATCACCGGCCGGGACGGCTACGGGTTCCCCACCGGGATCGAGTGGATTCCCCCCGATGACGTCAGCGTCCAGGACGACGAGATGCAGCCGTGGAACCCGCTGCGGACCAGGATTTATGTCTACGGCCGTCTCATGAAGCGAGACGAGCTGTTCCACGTCAAGGCGTTTTCCCTGGCCGGCCGACTGGAGGGGATCTCGCTGCTGCGCGCGTTCGCGCTGACCATCCTGTCCGGCCTGGAAGCCCAGCGGTACGGCACCGACTGGTACAGGGCTGGCGGTTTCCCCCCAGGCACGTTCCAGAATTCCGAAATAGAGATCGATGCGGATCAGGCTGAGGAGATCCGTTCGATGCTGACTGCGACAATCCGCCGCAGGGAGCCACTTGTATATGGAAGGGACTGGGATTACAAACCGGTAACGGTGCCGCCTTCTGAGGCGCAGTTTATTGATGCGATGCGGATGAACGCCACCCAGATGGCCTCGGTGCTGGGTTTGCCTCCCGACCGCATCGGCGGCACCAGGGGTGACTCGCTCACCTACAATACCGTTGAGCAAAGCACGCTCCAGGTGATCGAGGCGCTGCGTCCGTGGCTGGTCCGGCTGGAGACCGCGTTCTTTGACATCCTCCCGTCCAACCGGTACTGCCGCTTCGACAGCGATGCCCTCCTGAAGACCGATCTGAAGACGCGGACCGAGATTTACAAGCTCCAGCGGGACATGGGCCTGCGCACCACCGATGAGCTGCGTGACCTGGAGGACCTGGAGCCGCTGCCCGGCAAGGCCGGCGGGGAGAACATCCCGCTGGAGGTCATGGTGGCGATGTCCAGGTCGATCCGTGGCATCCCGAACTCGATGCTCGATGCGATCACGCTGGAGATGGACCTGGCTGTGGACCGGCTGGAGAAGCTGGAGAAGGAAGGCATCGCCGCCGACTCCGGCCAGCCGGTCCCCGGGCCGGAGTCGGTGCTGGCCCAGACGATCGGCCAGCAACGGGGTCATAACGACTGGCGCGGAGGGGCTGACCTGCGCGACGTGCGTGATATAGCTGAGTCTTTCAGCCGGCTCGGGATCGCCCTGCCGGAGCACGTCATCCAGGATCTGGCCCGGGACTACGGTCGGTACGCCCCGGGCAAGCGAGCTGGCGGCCTTGGCGGCAGCGGCCAGTGGGGACGGCTGGGCGGGTACCGGGACGAACCGGAGTACGTAGGCGCGTGGATACCGGCGCCGAAGACGGCCGTCCTCAACGGTGTCAACGGGAGTGGTCACTGATGCCGGGCATTCCCGTGAACGGTAACGCAGGGGCGATCGTTGCGCCCGGGTTTAGCCAGGTAAACGAAGGGTTACAGAGCATGGCTGAAATGACGTCGGCTGCGATCAATGATCTCCCCGACAGCGCGTTCGCGTATATCGAGCCGGGGGGTCAGCGCGACCCGTCCGGGAAGACAACCCCCAGATCCAAGCGCCACTTCCCAGTTCACGACGAGGCACACACTCGTAATGCATTGTCACGAGCGCCGCAGTCGCCGTTCGGCAAGGCCGCGATGCCGAAGATCCTGGCCGCCGCGCGCAAGCACGGCATCAACGTGTCCGGGAACGAGCGGTCCGCGTTCGGGATCGCCGAGCCGGACGGGTTCCCGGAGCGCCGGTTCACCCGGTTCCCGCCGGAGATCCGGTCCCAGCACGACGGCGGCCCGAGCATGATCTACGGGTACGCGGCCTGCTACGACAAGCTGAGCCGCAAGCTGGGCGGGTTCGTGGAGCAGGTGAACCGGTCGGCGTTCAACTCGGCCAAGGCCGATGGCTGGCCCGACGTCGTGTGCCGGTACAACCACGACAACACCGCGCTGCTCGGCACCACCCACGCCCGCACCCTCCGGCTGGCCACCGACGACACCGGCTTGGTGTACGAGGTCCAGCCCCCGAACGCCCGCAGCGACGTCCTCGAATACGTGCAGCGCGGCGACGTCCGGCACAGCAGCTTCGCCTTCCGGGTCTACCCGGGCGGCGACGAGTGGGGTGTCTCGGAGTTCAACTACCCGATGCGGACCCTGCTTGACCTGCAACTTATCGATGTCGCGCCGGTCCTCGACCCGGCCTACCCGGATGCCACGGCCGGCGCCCGCGCGATGAACGGCGCGGTGGAATCGCTGTCCAACTGGGTCCAGGGCGACCCCGAGGAGGTCCGCTCGATGCTGACCTCCGGCCGGGCGATGGAGTTCTTCAAGCGGGTCAGCGCGGACGGCGGCCGGCCGAAGACCACGGTCCCGGCGCAGCGGGCCAAGCCGCGTCCGGCCATGACCGGGCAGCAGGCGCTGCTCGCCCTCCAGAACAACATGGAGGACCCCTACGCGGACGAGATCTAGCTCGCCCGTCCAGAAAACAGAACAGTCTGAGAGGCCGTAGCTGCCTAAGCGTACGGACGGAGCCGCAGACAAAGGATGCCTAGTCAGAAGGGAAAACCGAAATGGCATCTGAAGTCGCAAAGCGTCTTCGAGACCGGCGCATGAATGTGTGGAATGACGCGAAGGGCATCGCGGAGTCCGCCGCCGAGGAGAACCGGGCCCTGACCGATGAGGAGCAGGGCCGCTGGGACGCGCTCCAGGAGGAGATGACCAAGCTCGACACCCGCATCCGCGCGGTGCTCGACACCGAGAAGCGGGCCAAGGAAGCCGACGACGCCTTCGACGCCCTCTCCGGCAAGAGGCCCGAGCAGGGCCAGGCCCAGCGCACCGCCGGCGGCGGCAAGATGCTGGAGGAGATCCGCAAGTGGGCGCGCGGCGAGGAAGGGGCGGCCAGGCACCTGGAGATCCGCCGCGACCCCGGCCTCGGCCCGGTTAACTACCGGGTTCTCACCACAGGTGCGCAGGGTACAAACGCTTCTTCGATTGTACCTACGGATTTCTATGACATGCTCATCGCGCATTTGATAGAAGTTTCGGGCGTCATGCAGTGCGGGCCCACGGTCCTGAACACCGGCGGCGGCGAGACGCTCCAGGTGCCGAAGACCACCGCGCATTCCACGGCGGCCTCGGCGGCCCAGGCGGGCAACCTGCCGACCTCGGACCCGGCCTTCTCGATGCAGAGCCTGTCTGCCTGGAAATACGGCGTTCTCCTCCAGGTCGCGAGGGAGCTGATCGATGACACGGCCGTCGATCTTCTCGGCTACCTGGCCATGCAGGCCGGCCGCGCGCTCGGCAACGCGTTCGGCACGGACTTGGTGAACGGGACCGGCACCAACCAGCCGACCGGCATCGTCACCGCCGCCACGACCGGCGTCACCGGGTCCGTCACCGGCGTTTCCGGGGCCCCGAGTTATGCCAACTTGGTGGACCTGGAATACTCCGTGATCGCGCCCTATCGCCAATCGCGCTCGTGCTATTGGCTGGCTGCCGATAAGACCATCGGGGGCTTCAGGAAAATCACGGATACGGTCGGCCGGCCGATCTGGGAACCGTCCGCAGTTCTCGGCTCTCCGGACCTCCTGCTCGGGAAGCCGCTGGTCGCGGACCCGTTCATGCCCGCCCAGGCCACGTCGGCCAAGGCGATCGCATTCGGCGATTTCAGTCAGTATTTCGTCCGGCTGGTCGGCGGGGTCCGATTCGAGCGCAGCGACGACTTTGCCTTCGGAAGCGATCTTGTGACCTTCAGGGCCATTCTTCGCGGCGACGGGACACTGGTCGACAGAACGGGCGCGATCAAGCTGTACGTAGGCGCCAGCACCTAGAATTGCCATTCTTTAATTCGCGGCCCTGACGGAGCAAAGTGAATTAAAGAATGGCAACCACGTCACGTCCGGGTCCGTGCCGCTGCCAGGCGACGGCACGGGCCCTGGACCAGGACCCGGAGGAAGGCAATGGCTGGCACGCGCAAGGTCCGGATGGTCGTCGGCATCTCCGGGGAACGGCACGACGGCCGCCGGTGGCCGCTGGCAGGCACGGTGATCACGGTTCCCGACTGGGAGGCCGAGGACCTGATCAGGGGCCAGAACGCGGTGGACGCCGGGCAGGACGACGACGAGCCGGCCGTCCCGCCCCCGGTCCCGGCTCAGGCCCGGCCGGAATCCCAGGTGGAGGGCGAGCGGCTGGCTGCCCAGGCCGCCGCCGAGCACGCCGCCTGGCAGGAGACCCTGCCGTCACCGGTGGCGCCGCCCGAGGTGTCGGCCGTAGCCGAGATATCCCCGGTCGCCCGGGTCTCGGCCGCCGAGCCGGACACGGGCATCGCCCCGCCCCCGTCCGCGCCGAAGCAGGCCTGGATCGATTTCGCGGTCTCCCAGGGCGCCACCGCCGACCAGGCCGGTTCGATGACCAAGGCAGATCTCATGTCACGTTACGGAGGACGACTATGAGCGAAGAGACCACCGCCGGCACCGAGGAGACCGGTCCGGAGGCCCCGGCCGTGACCGACCCGCGCCCGGCAACCCAGATCGAGGCCGAGGAAGGCGCCCGCGACGGCGTGGAGCCGTTCGACGCCTCGCTGCGGGCCGGCGACATCGCCTCGGCCCAGGCGTACGCCGAGGACGGCATCGTCGGCGCCCCGGGCTCGGAAGTGCCCTACGACGGCGACCCGCCCGCAGTCTCCCAGCCGGAGGGCGTCCGCCCCGCCTCCCAGGCCGAGGCCGAGGCCGCCCCGCCGGAGGACGAGACCACGGGCGAGGAGACCGGCGAGCCCGCGTGATGAGCAACAGCCGCCGCCTGCCCCGGGCCCGCACCGGGCCGCACTGCGCGGCCTGCGGGCACCGGATCGGCGCGCTCGCCGCCCGGATCGACCTCCCGGACGGCCGGTCCGTCTGCGGGTCCTGCCGGGACGCCGGGGTGCTGTCGCGGCGGCTCCCGTGCGGCCACCTGGGCGTGCCCGGGATGACCGTCATCGCCGACAGCGCGGACCTGGGGAACTTCCAGTGCCCGCGCTGCTCCCCGCACGCGGCAGCCCTCGCCGCAGGTCGCGGCGGCTATGCTGGACAGTGACTGCAAGACCCGAGGCCGTCAGGAGCCGGGCACCGAGATGAGGAGCCCCTGATGGCCACTAGCAGCAACGTTCCCGGTTACTCCGCCGAGAAGTATTCTGCCGAGCGCGGGTCCACCGGGTATTCCGGGGTCCGTGACGGCGGCAGCGATCCGACCAACGAGCCCGGCCAGTACCCGCCCGGCACCGACCACGGCATCTTCGGCGGCCCGCTGCCCACCGGTACCGGGGCCCCGGGCACGGCCGGAGCGTCCGGCAGCGCCGACCCGACCAACGAGCCCGGCCAGACGCAGGACGGCCTGACCGGGATCAGTGAGTCCGACATCACCCGGACCGGAGCCCCCGGCACCCAGGGAGCCGTCCCGGACCTGGGTAACGGCGGCACCCAGGTGACGTTCACCCGGCCCGGCAGCTACCTGTCCGGCTCCTACGCTTCGGACACCGTAGGCGACGATACGGCCGGGCCCGGCGACTGGACCCAGGCCAACGACGACGGCTACGCCTCCGGCGGCCCGCAGCTCCCCGGCATCAAGGGCAACGAGCCGCAGGCCGGCAGCAGCCGGTTCCAGCCGGGCGGCGGGCGGGTGCTGCGCGGCGGCCGGGCGGTACGCGGCTAGGGCCATGGGGTTCTCATCCGGGTCTCGCGAGGTAGGCGAGGACGTCACCGAGATCTGCGCCGTTTCCGAGAATGGCGTCCGGATCCGCAACACCGGTGACGTCACCGTCTACATCGGCGGCCCGGACGTAGGCAACGAGGGTGATACCCAGGGCTACCCGGTAGAGCCCGGCGGCAGCGAGGACTTCACCGGGGCCAAGGCCAAGGAATCCCCGATCGTGCCCGCGCCGGAAGGCGACATGGACCCGGCGGTGCTGTACGGCCGGACCGCCCCGGGCAGCGGCGCGGGCAGGGTCTCGTTCATCTCCGTCTCGATGACATAGGAGGCAGCCGGTGCAAGACCTCAGCAACCTGATCCCGGGCGACCCGATCACGACCCTCAGCCCGACGTCCATGGCCGGCGGGAACATGATGAGCGATAACAAGCTTGCCATGACCGCGCCCGGCTCCCAGCCCGTCGACCCGCTGCCCCCGGCTAAAGAGCAGGCCGACCCGAAGGTCAGCGCAAGCAACAGCCGGCAGATCCAGCCGGGCACCACCGGCAAGCGCAAGCCCGCCAGCGGTTACAGCCCGCCCGAGCCTTCCTGGGGAAAGGCTGCCCCGGCCTCCCCTGTACGGACACCAGAGCAGTAGGAGGACAGCCATGCCAGCAGCACCCGACCCGATCACCAGCGCACCGGGCGTCACCGGCCAGCCCTGGGACGCCACGACCAGCGAAACCGTGGCGGGCTGGAAGCCGGTAGACGCCAACTCCGGCCCGGCCAGCTTCGAGACCGGCCAGGCCACCGGCGAATTCGAGGATGGCCCCGGCCCCTGGAAGCAGACATGAGCGACATCGCCCGCCAGTACCCTCCCGCGACGGCGCCCGGCCTGGTCTCCGGCACCGCCGCGTCCAACGCCGCCGGAGCCGGGGTGCCCCAGCCGGCCGGCAAGGAACTCGCCCACGGCGGCAACAGCAGCCTCGGCCACGACTACAAGGATGACCGGGCCCGGTGAACGGCTACCTGGCCAGCTCGTTCGCCGTCAGCGGCGCGCACGGCTTCCTCATCCTGATCGCGTTCATCCTGTTCGCGGTCGCCGCCGTGATCGCCTGGGTGGTCACCCCCCGCGCCATCTGGGCCACGTTCGTCGCGGCCGGGCTCGCGCTGTACATGCTTGCCCTGCTGTTCACCGGGTAGCCGCTACGGCATGATCATCGTCGGAGCGCTGCTCGCCATCATCGGTTTCATCCTCGGCATCTACCTGCTGTGGGTCATCGGGCTGATCCTGCTCGTCGTCGGCGCGGTGCTGTGGATCGCCGGGGCGGCCGGGCACGCGGTCGGCGGGCGCCGTCACTACTGGTTAGCCCGCTTATCCTGGGAGCGTGAACCGCTGCCAGGCTCGCGCTGCCGCCACGGCCGCTCTGGCCATGGCCGCTCTGGCCATGGCCGCTCTGGCCATGGCCGCTCTCGGCGTGCTGCTGGCCGCCGGGTGCGCGCCGTCCAGCAGCACGCCGGTCCCGGACGTGTCCTCATCCGCCGGCTCCCCGCCCGCCGCCGCGCGCAGCCCGGCCGGCACCCGCTACCCGGCCAGCTGGAAGCTGCCGGACCGCGCGCTGTCACCCGGCGCCGTCCAGCCCGGCTACACGATCGCGGACATCTGCCCGCACGTGAACCCGGCCCTGGAGGCGATGCGGCCCGGTACGGCGGAGAAGAACAGGGTCTACGCCGCGTACGGCATCACGCACCGCACGGCCGGCGAGTACGAGGTCGACCACATCATCCCGATCGAGCTGCTGGGCCAGGCCGGCGCCGACCCGGCCGACCCCGCCCGGAACCTGTACCCCGAGCTGAACGACGTCCCCGACCCGGCGATGATCGCGAAGTACCACCTCGACCCGGCGTTCGTGCACAATTCCAAGGACGTGCTGGAGGACGTCCTGCACGCGAAGGTGTGCGCCGGGACCGTGCCGCTGGCGACCGCCCAGCACGCCATCGCGACGGACTGGCGGGCCGCTTACGCGATGTACGTGGGCAAGCCGCCGTCCGGGTAGCTATCCTGGCTTAGGGCACGGCCCGCCCGGCCAGGGGGCAGGGAGCTGCCACGACACCCGCCATGACGAGGAGCCGTGCTGCCGTGCGCTACCTGATAACCGGCGGTGCCGGGTTCATCGGATCCAACCTGGCCGTCCGGCTGCTCGCGGACGGCCACTCGGTCTCGGTCCTGGACGACTTCAGCCGGGGCCGCCGGGGCCGCCTGCCGGCCTGGACCGACCTGGACGTGCACGAGGGCGACGTCCGGGACCCGGTGCGGGTGGCCGCCGCCATGCAGGGCTGCGACGCGGTGATCCACGCCGCCTACATCCAGGGCACCCAGACCTTCTACGCCGAGCCCCGCCAGGTCCTGGACGTCGCGCTGCGGGGCATGCTCGCCGTGCTGGACGCCTGCGCGGTCACCGGCTGCGCCGACCTGCTGCTGATCAGCTCCTCCGAGGCCTACCAGGTGGCCGGCCAGGTACCCACCCCGGAGACCGTCCCGCTGACCGTCCCGGACCCGCTGAACCCCCGGTACTCCTATGGCGGCGGGAAGATCGCCTGCGAGCTGATGGCGCTGGCCTGGGAACGCGCCGGGGTGCTGGACCGGGTGATCATCGCCCGGCCGCACAACATCTACGGCCCGGACATGGGGAAAGAGCACGTCATCCCCGAGTTCTGCCTGCGCATGAACCGGCTCACCGCCAGCTACCCCGAGGGGCCCATCCCGTTCCCCGTCCAGGGGTCCGGCCTGGAAACCCGGTCGTTCTGCTTCATCGGCGACTGCACCGCCCAGCTGGCCCTGCTGCTGGACCCGCGTACCCCGGCCGGGATCTACCACGCCGGAACCATGGACGAGATCACCATCAGCCAGGTCGCGCACCTGACCGCCGAGTATTACGGCCGGCGGATCAAGCTGGAGCCCGGGAAGCTGCCGCAGGGCTCACCGCCGCGCCGCTTGCCGGACGTCGCCAAGATCGCGGCCCTGGCCCGGGGCGCCGGCGTGGACCTGCCCCGCACCCCGTTCACCCGGGGCCTGCCGCTGACCGTCGCCTGGTACCGGGAGAACACATGACCGACTGGGTTAAGGCGCTCGCGCAGTACAACGAGGAGCGTGCGCGCGGCATCGTGCATACCCCGGAATGGGATGAGCGCATGACCGAGCTTCAGGCCAGGTACGACAAGAACACCGCTGATGAAGCAGAGCAGGCAGCAGCCGAGACCGTCATGCGGCGGCGGCTCGCGGCCGGGCTGCCCGTGCCTAATCACGGGTTCGGATTCGGATACCGGGAGATCCAGTGAACCCGGACCTGGCCCGGAAGCTCCTGGACACCTTCCTGGCCGGCCCGGTCCCGGAGCAGCACTGCCAGCTCTGCGGCGAGGACCGGGCTGACGGCATGATCCAGATCCTGGACCTGGGCGACCAGCCGCTGGCTGAGCGCGACGACGGGAACCGGTACCCGCTCGGGCTGCTCGAATGCGGCACCTGCGGGCTGATCCAGCTCAGCTACCAGGTGGAGCGGGACGAGGTGTTCCCGCCCGATCACCCGTACGCCACCGGCAACACCCGGGCCATGCGGATGCACTTCGGCAAGCTCGCCCGGGAGATCGCCCCGCTGCTCCGGTCCCGGGACCTGGTGGTGGACATCGGCGCCAACGACGGCACCCTGCTGGACGCGGTGCGCCGCGCCGACCCCGAGGCCCGGCTGCTCGCCGTGGAACCCACCGGGCAGGCCGCCGCGTGCCGGGACAAGGTGATCCCGGTCGAGCAGCATCCCTGGACCTGGAACCTGGCCGGCGACATCACCAAGACCCTCGGCCAGGCCCGGGTGATCACCGCGTCCAACGTCCTGGCCCACGTCGCCGACCCGCACGACTTCATCCAGGGCGTCTCGCTGCTGCTGGAGCCCGGCGGCGTCTTCATCACCGAGAACCACGACGCCGCCTCGGTCCTGAACGGCCTCCAGATCGACACCGTGTACCACGAGCACCTGCGGTTCTTCACCCCCGCCACGCTCGGCCGGCTGCTGGAGATGCACGGCTTCCTGGTCACCCGGACCGAGAACATCGGCACGCACGGCGGGTCGTTCCGCACCTGGGCCGCCCGCCGGCCGCAGCAGCTCCAGGCCCGCGCCGAGACCGCCCGCGACCAGCTGGGCCGGCTGCTGGAGATCGCCAGCGAGGACGGCCCGGTCTGGGGCATCGGCGCCGCCACCCGGGCCACCCCGCTGATCCACTTCGCCGGCCTTGGCCGCTGGATCCGCAAGATCGCCGAGGTGCCCGCCTCCGCTAAGATCGGCACCGTCATGCCAGGCACGGCCATCATGGTCGCGGACGAGGCCGAGATGATCCGCGAGCAGCCCCCGAACGCGGTCCTGTTCTGCTGGCACATCGCCAGCGACGTGGTGCCCAAGCTCCGCGCGGCCGGCTACCGGGGCCAGGTCATCATCCCGCTCCCGGCCCCCAGGATCTACCGTGGCTGAGATCCGCACCGGCCCTGCCCAGCTGTACATCCAGATGACGCCGGAATGCCCCGTGCACGGCCTGATGAAACCGCGCGCCGGGGAAGCGCAGGGCTACACCGCCACCACGTGGGAGTGCCCCGGCTGGGACGGCGAGGGCTGCGACTACAAGGCGCCTGAGACCGGCTGGCAGCAGATCGGCACCACGGACGGGCTGGTGATCTACCGTGACTGACCGGTACGAGGACGAGCGCGGCGTCATCCAGGACCTCCTCGGCCAGGTCGACGCGGTGACCGAGATCACCACCAAGGCCGGGGCGGTGCGCGGCAACCACGTCCACAAGCTGACCACCCAGTGGACCTACATCGTCTCCGGCAAGATGGTGTTCACCTCAGCCAGCATCGACGGCTACGGGCGGGTGTCCTCGGTCCACCTGCCGGGCGAGATGATCATCGAGCAAGCCGGCATCCCGCACGCCTGGAAGGCCCTGGAAGACACCACCGTGCTGGTCTTCACCCGGGGGCCGCGCTCGGGGGAGGCGTACGAGACCGACACGACCCGGCTGCCGGAGAACGCGAGGCTGCTGACGTGACCCGCGCCTGCCCCACCTGGGATCTGCTCATTGCCTCGATCCCCCATAGGCACGAGACGCTGTGCGAGCTGCTGGCCTGCCTGGACGCTCAGATCACCGCCTGCGAGGCGCTGGGCCGGGTCGGGGTGCTGCTGTACCGGGACAACCTGACCGTCTCCTACGGCGAGAAGACCGCCGCGCTGGTGGCGGCCAGCGAGGCCGACTACGTGTCCTGCATCGATGACGACGACCTGCTCGCCCCGGACGGGCTGGCCCGGGTGCTGATCGCGCTGGGCTCCGAGCCGGATTACGTCGGGTTCGCCATCGGCTGGACCCGCGACGGCGAGCAGAAGATCCCGGTGGAGCATTCGCTGCGGCACCCCCGCTGGGAGGACGGCCCGGAACGGCTGCTCCGCTCTGTCATGCAGTTCAACCCGATCCGCCGGGAGCTGGCCGTGGCCGGGCAGTGGTCGGGCGGGTACGGCGCTGAGAAGGCCTGGGGCGACCGGGTGATCGCCACCGGCCGGTGCCAGACCGAGGCCTGGATCCCGCCGCCGCCGGTCTACTTGTACCGGGAGAAGACCGGCGACACGTTCCTGACCGGCCGCCAGGCGCTCGCCGACGTCAAGCCGCTGCCCGCTTACCCGTGGCTGACCGTGCTGGCCGCCCCGGGGAGCTGCTGATGGACGGCGACGGGCGGCTCGGCCTGCTGGTGCCCAGCCTGCGCAGGCCCGGCAACGCGGCCCGGCTGTGGGAGTCGATGCAGCGGACCTGCGCCGGCCGGACCACGCTGCTGATCGGCCTGGACGCCGACGACGAGACCCGGGACGAGTACCCGGCCGGCCCCGGCTACGTGATCAGCGACGGCCTGCATTACGTCACCGCCTGGATCAACTACCTGGCCGTGATGACCTGGGGGCAGTTCGAGTTCATCGGCCACGTCGGCGACGACAACACCTGCGACACCTGGGGCTGGGACGACCGGATCCGGGACTCGCTGCGCCGCGAGCTGTTCGCGTTCGCCAACGACCGGTACCCGCGCGAGCCCGGGAGCCTGAGCTGCCACATCTTCATGCGCGCCGACGTGGTGCGGATCCTGGGCTACGCCGGGCCGCCGGAGATCAGCCACATGTACGTGGACGTCGCCTGGTACGCCTGGTGCCAGGCCTGCGGCCACGAGTACCTTGATGACGTCATGCTGCCGCACCACCACTACACCCTCGGCGCCGGGCACGACCAGACTTACGCACGCAGTTATGCACAGACGGGGGAAAACCTGCGGGCCTGGCACGCCTACTCCCGCCGCCAGGGCGACGGCGGCCTCAACGCCGACATCGCCAAGCTCGGCGGCACGCCGTTCACCCCGGAGTCGCTGGCCGCGTTCAACGCGAGGCTGAACATCCCGGAGTGGTGGCCCGGGTGAGCCTGGAGTTCGTGGTAGACCGCTGGGCGCAGCCCGGTCCTGAGCCGGACTGGATCCGGGAGCACGGTGACGACGAGATCCCGGTGAAGCTGATCGACCTGCTGTGCCTGGTGGCCCGGCTGGAGGATATCGCCAGGAAGCCGGATCCGCTTACCGAGCACCGGCTGGTCACCTGCGATCTGGTCCGCATGAAGGCCTACCTGCCGCCCGAGGCCCTGGAGGAACTGGGGTGAGCCTGGTCACCGTGGTCACTCCCACCTGGCAGCGGCACGACTACCTGTTCGACCGGTGCCTGCCCTCGGTCCAGGCCCAGGACCACCCCGAGCTGGAGCACCTGGTCATCGGCGACGGCCCGGACCCGGTGCTGCGGACCAGGATGATCACGCCGTGGCTGGACGGCTGGAACCGGGTGTACTACGGCGAGCTGCCCGAGCACGACCCGGAGCCGCACTACGGCCACCACGCCCGCGCCTACGCCTGCGAGATCGCCCAGGGCGCCTACATCGCCTACTGCGACGACGACGACGCGCTCCGGCCGTCGCACTGCACGCTGCTGGCGGCGGCGCTGGACGCGGACCCGGGCGCGGGGTTCGCGGTCTCCCGGATGCTGTCCCACGGGCCGAACGGCAGCTCGGTGATCGGCACCGGCCCGGTTGCGTGCGGGAACGTGGGCACCCCGATGATCATGCACCGGGCGGAGATCCTGGACGTGGCGGGCTGGGACCACGGCGGCCAGTTCGAGGACTGGGACCTGGTGTGGGCGTGGATGAGGGCCGGCATCCGGCACGTCCGCGTGGACGAGGAGACCTGCGATGTGTGGCCGAGCGCCTACCGCTAGGAGGAGATCATGAGCGAGGCAACCCAGGTGGGCCTGCCCCCGCTGTTCGACGTGGCCAACACGCTGCTCGACACCGGCGTCCGGACCATCATGGTGACCGGGCTGGTCCCGCTCCCGGACGGCACCTGCGGGTTCCTCACCATCCGGTGCGGGAACACCACCCTGTCGGTGCCCATCAAGGACCGGGAGGAAGCCCAGGGCTGGGTGGACGCCATGACCGCGCTGCGCGACTCGTTCAGCGAGTCCGGGCTGACCGTGGCCCGCCAGCCCGGCCTGGTCAAGGCCGTCCCCGGGCAGATCCAGTGAGGCCGTCCCCCGGCCGGATCGTGCACTGCGTGACGGACAGCCGGGCTGAGCTGGCGCTGGATGCGTGCCAGGCCGCCATCGTCACGGCGGTGCTGCCGGACGGCACGCTCGCGCTGACCCTGTTCCCGCCCGGCGGCCAGCCGCTCCCCGCGTACGCGCTCAGCCGCCCGTGCCGGCAGGACGAGGACGGCAAGGCGCCCGGGACCTGGCACTGGCCCGAGCGGGTAAGCGAGTGAGGGCCTGCGCCGGGTCCGACGCGGACTGCCTGCGCCGCGCGGCCCGGATCCTGCACGAGCGGGCGCGGAAGGAAACGTTCGCGCTGCGGGTCCTCATCCGGGTCCTGGAACGGACCGCCGACCGGATCAGGGAGAAGCCGTGAGAATCTTCGCCGGCCACGACGGCGGCTCAGGCTGTGCCTGGTACCGGATGCAGACACCGCTGACGGAGCTGGGCCGCCACGGCCACGACGTGACCTACATCGACGCCGGGGACCGGTTCCACCCGCCTCCGGTCACCCTGCGGGACCTCCAGGGCCACGACGTCATCGTGGCGCAGCGGTGGAACAAGCACGACGGGCTGGAGGTGTGGCGCCGGGCCAGCCTGTTCGCCAAGCTCGTCTACGAACTCGATGACGACCTGTGGTCGATCACGCAGGAAAACTGGCAGGCGTACCAGCTATACGGCAAGCCGGAGATCCGGGACGCGGTGGAGCACGCCGTGGCCGTGGCCGACCTGGTGACCGTCTCCACCGAGCCCCTGGCCGAGGTGCTCCGGGAGTACAGCGGCAACGTCGCCGTGCTCCCCAACCACCTCCCGGGCTGGGTCCTGGGCCTGCCGCCGCGCCCGGCCCGGGACCGGCCCCGGGTCGGCTGGATGGGCGGCGCCAGCCACGGCGTCGACATCGGCCAGGTGGCCCAGCCGGTCCGCCGGTTCCTCAAGCGGTTCCCCCGCTGGGACCTGCACCTGGGCGGCACCGACTACCGGCCCACGTTCCGGGCCCCGCGCGACCGGGTGTTCTTCGCGCCCTGGGTCCAGGTGAACGACCACCCGTACCGGTACTACCAGCTGATCGACTTCGACATCGGCCTGTGCCCGGTCTGGCCTACCGCGTTCAGCAACTCCAAGTCCGCGATCAAGGCGATCGAGTACGGCGCCCGGGGCATCCCGGCGGTCTGCTCCGACGTGCCCGCCTACCGGCCGGTGATCGTGCACGGGGTGAACGGGTTCCTGGTGAAGCAGGAGCATGAGTGGCTGAAGTACCTGTCCGTCCTGGCCTCCGACGACGCGCTCCGGGCGCAGATGGGCGAGGCGGCGCGGGCCATGGCCGCCCGGTTCGTGATCGAGGACGGGTGGAAGCTGTGGGAGGTCGCGTACCGGTCGCTGTTCCGGTAGCGTGACCGGTGTCCCGCGCCGGGATCACGGGGCCCCTGGAGCGTAGTAACGCACGGGGGCCCCGCCGTACCCTGGAAGCATGTCACCCTGGATCGTCCTGGCCTGCGTCGCGGCAGCGGGAGCGGGCGTCCTTCTCGGCCGCTGGATCATCAGGCAGCCCTGGCTGCGGGCCAAGGTCGCGACCTGGCTGCTCACCCGCCGGATGCGCAGCCGCCGCCACTACGGCGCGCGGGACCGCAACCGGGTGCCCTAACCGGGTCCGGTTGCGCACGAGCATCCAGGCCAGCCAGCCGCACCCGGCGGCGGCCGGGACCCACAGCCCGGCCAGCGTGTTCAGCTCGTACCAGATCATGGCGCCGGCATGATCGGGGCGAGCTGGCCCAGGATGTTCACCTGGCTGCCGAGCCAGTCGTACCCGGAGATCAGCCCGAACGACTCCCGCGCGCCGGCCGCGACCTTCGGCGTGTTGGTGACCGGCTCGGTGCCCTTGACGCCGGTCGCGTTCAGCTCCCACCAGCACCAGTGCACGCCCCGGGCGGCGGCCCAGGAGATGAACTGCGGCAGCCAGCCGGCGGTCCGGGCCGCGTCGGCGGCGTCGGTGTCCGCGCCGAACTCGCCCACCCACAACGGGACGGTGCCCTGCTGGACCAGGTACCCGGCGTTCGCGTCCATCTGGGCGTAGTAGTCCGTGACGGACTGGCCGGCCGGGTGGAACCAGGAGTAGTCGTGGACGGAGGCGACGATCCCCGGGCCGGTCACCGGGTGCGCCTTCCAGCCGGTCAGGTCGCTGGCGTAGTTCAGGCCCTCGCAGAAGATCAGGCAGTCCGGGTCGATCGCGCGGATCTTGCCGGCCATGTCGGCGTACATGTGCCGGAAGTCGGTCCAGCCGTTCCCGTCGCCCCAGGTGGGCGTGACCGTCTTCCCGCTGACCGTGGTGGCGCGGGGCTCGTTGTGGATGTCGTAGCCGACCCTCGGGTTGGCCGCGAACCGGGTGGCCACCAGCTTCCAGGCACTGATGAACGCGGTGGGCGGCCAGTACGTGGCGTACCACAGCCCGTTCCCGTCCGCGCCGGAGCAGCACCACCCGGCGGTGATCATGTGCTGGTCGGCGACCACGTACAGCCTGGCCTCGGTGAGGTCATTCACCAGGACCTGGTAGATGCCCCACGGGGTCAGGCCCTGGAGGTCCGGGTTGGCGCTGGTCCGGGCCAGCGGCGCCGGGGCGGTCCGGGGCGTGCTGTCGGCGTTGACGAACCCGGCGACCGCGAACGGGAGCCGGACGTGGTTGAGCCCCCAGCCGGCGATCCGGCTGATGATCTCGGACCGGTGCAGCTTGTCCAGCCCGTACGGGACGCACTCGTCCTGCTCGCCGCCGCCCCAGTTCACCCCGGCCAGCCGGACAGCCGAGCCGTCCGCGCCGAGGATCTCCGGGCCGGACGTGCGCAGGGGGAAAGCGGATGCTGGCAGTGGCATGGGCCCAGCGTAGCGCGGGAGGGAGTGGCGCTCGCTGGGGCGGCGCCCCTTGTCTCATCCCCGCTGGAGGATTCGATGCGGGCCGGCGAGCACGGCCACTGGTTATCGTAGGACGCGACGCCAGCCAGGTCCAGGGGGATCGATGTACCAGACGACCGTGCCGTACGCGGCCGTCCTCGCCGTCACCTCCGGCCGGGAGCCCGTGGCCGAGCTGGTCGTCCCCGGGCGGCTGGAGGAAGGGAAGCCCCGGCTCCGGGTGCGCCAGCGGGTCCGGGCGCACGCCCGCCGTTACGGCGTGAGGGCGCACGCGGTGCTGACCCGGTTCGACGCCGGCCCGGACGGGAGCCCGGTCACCGTCTTCACCGTCCTCCCGGGGCCGGGCCGGCGGCTGATCGGCCCGGAACTCCGCGCCCAGGTGATCGTCGCCTGCCGGGTGCAGGGCCTGACCACCCGGCAGGCGGCCGTCAGGTTCGGCATCTCGCAGTCCGCCGTGTGGGCCATCATCAGCCGGGGGTAGCCTGCTCTGGTGACCGTTACTGCCAGGCACGAGGCGGCTGACGCACGCCAGGATAACCACCGGGGCCGCTGGGGCTGGTGGTGGATCCCGGATGAGGCGCCCGGCGGGATCGGCGGCCCGGAGCTGTGGATGGACAGCGCCGCCCTGGACAGCTACGGCCATGACGGCGGGCCGCTCGTCACGGTCTCCCCGGCCAGCCCGGGAACCTGGATCGACGCGCTCGTCCGGTTCAGCGGGTTCCCTGGCCTGGAGGCCCCGTGCGTCTATATCGTGGATGTCCGCAGGACCAGCGGAGCCAACCTGAACCGGCCCTACTATGTCCTGAAGCAGCCAGGCTGATCCGTGGGGGAACAGCAAGGGAGGATCGCATGAACAAGGCCGGAGACCCGGCGCAGCCAGCGACGGAGACCAGGGGAGGGCGCAAGCCCGACTGGGACCGCGTGAAGCCCGGGGAGGCCGCCCCGGAACGGCCGGAGGGAGATACCGGGCCTCCCGCCGGGGAGGAGTAGTGACCACCCGGGCCTCCGTCGTCGCCGCCACCATGCACCGGGCCTCGCAGCTGGCCCGCGAGTGGCAGGGCAAGGTGGTCCAGGATCCGGTCAGCCGCAGGCTCTACACCTCGTGGATGCCGTTCAACACCGGCGAGTTCACCGGGCTGCTGGCCCAGGCGATCGACGGGTACGAACCCGGCCCGGACGAGAATGTCCGGTTCCTCGATGTGGGCTGCGGGCCCGGCCCCGAGCTGCTGATCGCCCGGGACATCTTCGGGCTGGACATCCTCGGCTTCGACCGGGTGCCGGAGTACGTGGCCGCCGCCTGCTCGCTCGGGCTGCGGGCCACGGTCGCCGACGCGGGCAGCTACCCCGGCTACGGCCTGGCCCAGGTCACCTGGTTCAACCGGGTCGCGCGGGACGCCGGGATCCAGGCCCAGATCGAGGCCAAGGTCTGGCGCGACACCGCCCCGGGAGCGGTCGTGATCTGCGCCAACCTGGAGAACCCGCCGCCTGGCTGGTTCCCCGTGCTCGATGACCAGGACGCCCGGCGCGGCATTTACATGAAGCCCGGACACGCCGACCACCGGCTGGTAGGTTGACGAGAACAGCTTTGCGGCCGTAGCTGCCACACCCCGGGCACGGACGGGCCGGAACAGGTTCCCGTCCACTGCCCGGGAACCCGTTGCCGGCAAGCAGGCCCGGACCCCGCCTGCGTCCGTGTCCGGCGGCAGCCCCCTGATGCCTTAGGTACCTGGGCTCTGCCTGCGGTAATCTTTGCGGTAAGCCTGCGGCATTCTTGGCGCTTTCAGCGAGCGAGTGAGCCGGGAGATCCTTCCCCGGAAAGCCTCGATCGCCTTGATCCAGCTGTTCTGCCCTGGCTGCCAGTCCCAGGTTTTCCTGGAGTGCTCCTGCCCGCCGGGCCACGCCGCCAATGTCGGCCAGCACCACCCCGAGTGCTCGCACGCCAACCTGGACGCCAACCTCGTCTGCCCGCCGGGCTCGGGCTGCTGCTCCGAAGACCACGACCACGCCGCCGCCGCCAACGCCTGCCCCGGCGGCCACGACGACGCGCCCTGCCCCGAGCCCGGTAAGTGCCGGGTCTGGCGCGGCGGCGTCCCGGACGTGCTCCACCCGCAGTTCGACCCGGCCACGGGGGTCCCGCCGTGCCCCGGCGGCCACCACCACAAGGACGTGCCCGGCTGCACGGTCTGCCGCCCGCTGATCATCACCATGCTCCCGGGATCGGCGCAGATCACGCCCGTAGGGACGGGGGCCTGACATGGCGCAGACCGCGATCGACCAGACCCGCTCCTCGCTCATGCTCAACGCCAACCTCCCGGTCGGCGCCACCGCCGGGTATCCGGGCACCCAGCTGACCGCCCTGGCCGCCTCGGCGATGAAGCTGAAGCTCACCAGCACGGCCAGCACCGGGGCGGCCTCCGGCACTGAGCTGACCGGCACCGGCTACACCGCCGGGGGCACCGCGTTCTCCGACATCGCCACCACCCAGGCCAGCGCCTCCGGGTCGAACGTGCTGCTGCCGAAGACCACGGCGTTCTCCTGGACGAACGGGTCCGGCGGCGCCTGGAACATCGTCTCGCTGGAGCTGACGGACGGCTCGGCGACCCGGGTCTGGTACGGCAACTGGAACGGGCAGCCGATCGGCGTCGCGGTGGGCAACACGTTCCAGGTCGCCGCCCAGGCCATCAGCGCTGGCGGCTTCTGAGCCGTGGGCGCGGTCTTCGGGATCACCGGATCGTTCGCCACCGTCGCCAACACCCCCAACCAGGTGGTGTTCGGCCTCGTGTCCGGCGGCGCGAACACGGACGGGGTGATCACCTGGCTGGACGTGACCTTCGACGCAGCCGCCTCGGCGGCCGGGATCAAGGTGCAGCTGGCCCGGAACGCGACCAACATCCCGACCCTGACCTCCTACACCCCGAACAAGCTCTCGGCCGCCGCCCAGTCCACGGCCTCCGCGTTCAGCGCCTTCATCCCCCCGATCACCCAGTCGGGCGGGACGTTCGTGCCGGTCAAGACGTGGTACTTCAACCCGGCTGCGGGAGTGCTGATCCAGTACCCGCTGTCCCGGGAGGACTACCTGCTGCCGGGTTCGACGGTGTGGACGGCGCTGCTGGTCTCCACGCCGGCCGGGGTGAACCCGAACTGCGCATTCAACTGTTCCTGGGTTGAGTTAGGAGACGTAATGGCAGCGCTAGCAGGGAACCAGGTGGTCCTGGCCTGGCAGGACGGCGACGCCGACAAGGCCGCCGTGTTCGCTATAAAGAAGATGACCGCAGGTGACACCGTGGACCTGGGCACATGGTTCCTGGCCGTCAAGACGGCGACGCTGATCGGCACGACAGTAGTCGGCACCGTCGTCCTGTCCCCCTCGGGCACCGTGGTCACTATCCCGGCCGGGGTATCTAACGACGCGGGCTGGCTGACCGCCTGGGGAGTGGCAGCGTAATGGCAACCCTGTGGGCGTTCCCGCTCCAGCCCCAGCAGAACGCGGCCGGCACGGCGGTTACCGCCGCCGCGCTGACATCCGGCCTGATCGGCACCGAATTCCCGGTGCTCCCGGGCGGCATCTACCAGCCCGGGGCGCGGCTGCGGCTGCGGGCGCACGGCGAGATCACCTCCACATCGGCCACCCCGACGTGCACCCTCGGGTTCTACTTCGGGGCGCTGGCGGCTGCGATCGGTTCCGAGACCGCCATATGCGCGACGACCGGCCTGGCGATATCGGCGTCTGCGGTCGCCTGGCCGTTCACGATGGTCTACAACGGGACCTTCCGCTCGCTGGCCACCGGCGTCTCGGCTAACGGCGTCCTGCACGGCCACGGCGAGGTGCACTGGTGGGGCAACGTCGGCCTGACCGGAGCCGCATCGCTGAACCCGATGCCGATCACGGCGGCGGCCCGCACCGTGTCCACGTTCAACACGCAGGCCGCTACCCAGATCGACGTCGGCATCACGCTGTCCTCCGTCACCGGCACCCCGTCCGTTACCATCACCGATTTCTTCGCCGAGCTGATCGGGTAACACGAACTGGCCAGGGGGTTACTAGCCACCCGGAGGTGAGGTAGCGTGGCCGTCGCCTTCGACTCGGTAGGCCCGGCTGGCGGCGGCGGATATGCCGGCCTCTCTACCACCACCTCCCCGGCAACCTGGACGCACACTGTCGGCGGCAGCGCCACGGCGCTCCTCGTCGCGTTCGGCATTGACAACAACCCCGACAGCGGGTTCACGATCACCGGGGTTACAGCCGGCGGCGTAGCGATGACCCAGATCGGCGGCAAGGTTGAGTCCGGCACCGGCGGGGCCGGATTTATCACGCTATGGCAGCTGCTGAACCCGCCGACCGGCACCATCACGATCAGCGCATCGTGGACCGGAGTCGCGTTCTCCAACGGCGGTCACCCGAACGGCGGGTCTATCGCATTCACCGGGGCGGGCGCGTTCAGCACATCGGTTACCGCGAACGGCAGCAACACGGTCCCTACCGTGGCGGTCCCGACAGCCAGCACAAGCGGCTTGGTCGCGGCGTTCGCCGTCTGCGGCTCGGCGTTCATCTCGGCAACCTCCCCGCTGGTCTCCCGGTATCTCGGCGGGGCCGGCGGACAGGGCGCAGGCTGGTGTGCGGGCGGTACCGCCCCCGGCACCGGCAGCAGCGTCACAGCCGCCTGGTCGTCCGGCAACGACTTCTGGGCGGTTATCGCCGTCGAAGTCCAGCCCTGGAGGGTCCTCCAGTCGGCCGGCGCGAACGCGGGCTCCGGTGCGCTCTCGGCAACCTACCCATCCGCGCTGTCGGCCGGCACCAAGCTGATCTGCCTGGCCTCCACCGGCGGGTCGGGCGCCGTCACCTGCAAGGACGCGGCCGGGAACAGCTTCACCCAGCTCGGCTCGATCGACCTGAACAACTCCACCAGCAACGGCACGCTGTGGCTGTTCGCGATGGACACCCCGGCCGGAGACGTCGGGATCGCGCCGGCGATCACCGTCACCCGGGCCACCCAGAACTTCACCGCGATGGTCATCCAGGAAGTAGCCGGGCTGGCCGCCGGGAACACAAGCGCCGCGATGCTGGACGGCACGATCGCTACCAGCTTCGGGTCGATTTCTTCCGGCAGCCAGGCCTGCGGCGCTTACTCTTCCGCCGCAGCGAGCGAGTACCTGTTCGCGGGCTACGGCGACAACGAGTCCCACCCGATGACGATCACCGGGCCGACCGGGAGCACCACGTACACCCAGGACGCCCACTCCCAGATGGCGAACGCCAACTTCGCGGCCGTGGCCGGCTACGGCAACTCCACGCACGGGGCCGAGACCGCCTCGTTCGGCGTGTCCGGCAGCGGCGTCAGCCCGAACGGCACGCTGTTCGCCGCGTTCAAGCTGTCATCTTCCGGTGCTGGTGCCGGTGCACCGTCCCAGGGCACTGTCCAGCCCCTGCCGCCGCGCCGGTTCGCGCCGCTGAGCCGAAAGTTCCCCGGAGCCGCTTTCCAGCTGCCGTTCTCAGGGCCGGTATCCGCGCCTGCTGTCGCTGCGGCGGCTGCTCCTGCGCTCCTGGAATCCCCGTCGCCTGCCACGCAGCGGGCTGAGACGTGGTGACCCGGTGAGCATCCTCGGCCGCAGCCAGCCCGTCCAGGCGTTGCTGCTGCCGTCCTCCCTGACCGCTCCCCCGTCACCGGGCGTCGCGACGCTGGCCGGGACCGCCACGATCAGCACGGCCGTCACCCAGGGGACCTCCGCCGCCCTGGCCGGAACCGGGTCCATCACCTCGGCCGCAGTCCAGCAGGCGGCCGTCACCCTGGCCGGCGCCGGAGCCGTCAGCACGGCCGTGGTCCAGCGGGTGCCCGTCACCCTGGCCGGCGCCGGGTCGGTCGGCACCATCGAGGTCCAGCCCTCTGGCGGGACGCTCGGCGGCGCCGGGTCGCTGGCTACAGCCGTGGTCTTGCTCGCCGTCACCACCCTGGGCGGCGCGGGCTCGGTCACCTCGGCCGTCATCCGGGGTGTCTCGGCGGTCCTGGCCGGGGCCGGGTCGGTCTCCGCGAGCGGGTACATCGCCGGGTCCGCGACCCTGGGCGGCGCGGGCTCGATCATCACCGTCGCTGTGGCAGGCAGCGGCCTTGGTGGGACCGGCTCGGTAACCACCGGCGCCAGCCTCCTCGCCCCCGCCACGCTGGCCGCCGCCGCGTCCCTGGCCACCGCCTCGGCTCAGCTCGCCCCCGCCACGCTGGCCGCCGCCGGGTCCGTCAGCACGGCCGTCACCCAGGGCGCCCCCGCTACCCTGGCCGGCGCGGGCTCGCTGGCGACGGCGGTCACCCAGCTAGCAAACGCCACGCTGGCCGCGCACGGCACGATCGCGGCGGCCGTCACCCAGC